CCTCAGACATTTGTTTTTCGTACTCATCCGCCTCTGCAAAATCCTCTATGGTACTTTTTTCCATAAATTTTTGCGGAAGATAATATATTTCATCCAAACATTTAAAGCAATTATATGTCTTATTTTCAGTTGGTACCAAAAAATTACTATGCAAAGAGTAAACTCCTGCAATATCCTCAGCTTTGCATCTGCGAATTAACTTGATGTCGGCACCTGTCCAAAACGCAATGTGATCGGCATAGAAATTAAGCCATTTCGTCTGTGAATCTTCCTCTGTAGGTTCTTTCTCGTCAAGCAAATCAAGGTAATCAATGAACTTCGATAGCTTAATCTCAGTAAGTTTTGGAAGCGAAAACTTTGCGCCCTCTATTTTTATGTCAATCATTTCTTTGGCTTTTGAATTTTAACAGGCTTTTTCTCTACAGGCATCTTTGACTCAAAATATTCCTTTCCTTGTTTGTCCAGGATAGATTGGTCGGTAATGATGCGCTCACATATTCTTCGAGCAGCAACCAGGTTATTAAGCAACTGCCTACTCTGTAGACTCCATCGGTCTGTCTTTTCTTCCACCTCGCTTATCATCAGGTCGAGATGTGTTTTGAAATCTTTCGCATTTATCATATTAGTACAAATTTATTATTTTTCTTCGAGATTATAGAGGTAACAGCATAACGCATAGCATCGAGTGAGTGGTCGAACTCCTTAATTGGTTCATCGAGTGGATTCCCATCGGCATCTTCTTTATATCGGTAGTTAGACAGTTCAATGGCAATATCCTTGCTTGCACTTGTAACCACCAGTTCGAACTCGTTAATAGCTGAGATGCCATAGCTTATTGAATCCTTTCCTTTCTCTGCCTTGTGAACGTTCAACCTGTGCTTGCCTCTTAGGTGGTCTATCAATATCGGGTCGGCAGAATCGGCAATAATCTTACCTCTGTTCGTTTGAATTGTTCTGTTTATCTCTTCGCCAAGTTCATCGATACCCATTCCACGCTTGTAGATTAACTGCTTTAGGTAAATCTTTCGGTTTGTTGTATCGAGTTTAATCTCAACAAAAGCAGCAGGACTTGTGCTATAACCAAAGTCCAATCCGTAAATTGGCTCAATACCTATTTGCTTGTACTCTGCCTCTTCGATTGCATTCCACCTTGGATAAACCAATCCACCTTCGAATGGTCTTGGGTCTTGCTGATACATCGCCTGGAATAATCTTGGTGAGTTATCCTGGAACTTCTGAAGCTTCGATAAGCTATGTCGATTTTCCCATAGTGCTTCGCCTATTTGCCTTGGGTCATTGTGATGTTTATCTGCTGACATCAAGATACCCGGAAGCGTTAATACTGTCCATTCGTGTGCATCCTTCTGCTTTAAGATTCTACCGCTAAGGTCATCCTCGTGCCACCTTGTCTGAGTGATAAGCACCTGAGAGTTATTGTGCAAACGAGTAGAAAAAACGCCATTGTACCAATCCCAAACTCTTGCTCTGTAGGTTAATGAGTTAGCTTCAACAACATCCTTTACAGGGTCGTCAATGATTCCAATGTCAACTGGTGTACCGGTCAAGCTACCACCAACGCCAACAGATTTATAAAAACCTACATTCTCGACAATCTCAAATATGTCAGCATTTCGAAGGTAACTACCTTTGGCAGATGTTCTGATGTTAGAAGAGTTTAACCTGGTATTCGGAAACACATCGATGTAAACATCATCATCCATAATGCGCTGCACATCTCGATTGAAACTTCTGCTTAGGTCGGCAGAATAGGAGCAACCGACAATCTTTAGTTTTGGATTGATGCCAAGCAGATAGGCAGGTAATCTCCTGGATGTTAACTCAGATTTTCCGTGTTGCGGAGGCATAAAGACCATTAGCTTTCTAATCTTGCCTTCCGCAAATTTTTGAAGGTAGTCAATCAAAAGTAAATGATGCCAGTTGAATTGGTAGTCAGGCTTGGTATGAGAAACGAACCGCTTAAAATCCTTGGCTGCTATCAGCTGTCGAATCCGCTGCAAGTTCAGCAATTCTTTCAAGCTCTCTGAGTTGATCAATGCCAAGGTTTTCTAATTTTAGGGTTTGTTGTATCTCTATCATTCCGCCATCCTCACCAGTAATCTCTGTCCTGGATAGTTTTGGTATTAAATATTCCTGTAGTTCAAGCCAAATTTTTACCCTGTCTTTAGGTTCCATCATATCAAGGTCTTCCTCGATACGTTCACCGAGTTTATTCGAAATTCGAGCAAGGAAGGCTTTGGTTTCGGCCGTTGTTTTATTTTGGCTGCCCTTAGGTCTTCCTGTTGCTAATTTATGACCTTGAGTGAATGCCATTATATTATTTCATATTTTTTTAATAGTAAATATGCATCTATTTATCATTCTTTAGTACCTACATTCAATTTTCTTTCCTAAGCGGTACTCTACTATCAAAAACAAAAAAAAGTGTCTTAAATCGAAGATTTTTGAAAAGGAGGAAGGGAACTACCAAATAACCTTCCCCCTATATGAAAACCCTATGACGTAACAAGTGCAAAAATATGTCTTTTTTTTACTAAAATTAACTGTAACAAACGTAACATAGCAGTAACACAATTTTGTTACACCTAAATACTTAATAATAATATAATTATAACTATGTAACATATGTAACACGAATATACATACACATATATATACATAATAGAATCTCTATATATATATATTGTTTTCCGTTACAACCGTTACATTGTTACAAGTATTGAGAATCAATAAGTTAATAGAAACGAAAAGCGTAACACAAAAAAAGGCTGTTACAAGGCAAAAAAAAGAGAGCCTCAAAAATAAGGCTCTCAGAAACAAACTATTACACACTAAACTTGGTCGTTAAAATCGCTTTTTTTCAGTAACGGATTATAGTCCATCGTTGTTTTTCTGCTCACATCTCTGCCGAAAATCTTGCCAAATTTCTCCGCTGCGTCTTTTATTGCATAGGTCTCGGCTGCGGGTGCTGCTTTCTGTACACCATCGGTCTTTACTGCATTCCAATCAGTTGCACCTGCTCCTTTGTCTGTTTGTATTGGTGCTGCTCCGATACCATCTTGAAACATTATTTCATCATTTATCGGATTTGTTACAAAGAGTCTAACCGTGACTACAACGCTGTTTGCGACAACTTGAACGTTTTTTACTTCTACCCACCATTTAGTGAAAATTCGTGTTAAAAGGTACTCAATTTTTTCAATTGAGATGTAACGATAGCCTTTTATCATTGGATGTTCTTGTAACCAAGCCTTCGGAGGGTCTTGATTTAGCAGTACAGTTAATGCATTTTGCTTTAGGCTGTCTTCAGAATCTGTGATTAGTTCCTGAAGAGTTGGAAGTTTTTTTTCTTCTTCCGTTGGTAGTTTTGTGATGTTTGACATTGTGGTAGTTATTTAACCCATTTAGGGAGTGAAAGAATATTGATTGATTTATCTTCTGTGTATCCGTGCCAGTTGTTAGTTTCAAGGCATTTTTTGTAAGATGCAATATCTGCCAGGTAATCTTCTCTACCTTTCTGTATTGCATCCTGATCGAGTTCATAAACTTCAACATTGAACGGAGATTCTTTTTCTACTGCAATAAAGAAGAACCTATCTGCTTTAGTCAAGTCCATATATAATGCTGCTTGAACGTGATAGCGATAATTCCATACAGATTTTGCGAACTCTGAAGGAGAACTGTCTGTAGTTGTTTTAAGGTCAAGTAAAACATTGAACTTGGTATTGCGAAAATCAGGTTTGCATTTAAAGTTAATGCCTTCGATTTGTCCGAATACCGGAAGCTCTGCTTTACCATCTTGAAGGAGTGCTGCTGCTTTTGGATGCTGTAGAACTGCTGCTGCGATTTTTAAAGCTTGCTCGTGCTGTTCTTCGGTAACGATAAGTTCAACACCTTGAGCATTTTCTAAGAATGTCTCATAAAGTAGTTTACCTTCCTTTGTTCTTCTGTCACAGGTCGGCATAATTGCGAAGTTATCCTGTTCGAATAGTACAGAATGAACTAAGCTTCCGAAGTTCATAGCTGAAGTAGCTTCTTTTTTCTCGGCATTAAGATAGGCCTGGAAGTGAGCAGGAGATTTGCGAATCTGATCAAGCAAAGTCTTGCTTAGAAAATCTGTTTTTGAGTGATACTCTTGATTTGTCATTGGTAGTTATTTTTAAAATTTTAACGAATTGTTACACAAAGATAATA